GGTAATTTAGTGGTGACCGGCAATATCGGTGCAACAGGCAATATCATCGACACAACAGGTTCGAACAGCAAGACCATGGCGAACATCCGTACTACGTACAACACGCACACTCACCCTGAAACCGGTAGCGGTGGAGGTACCACGTTGGCGCCGAATCAAACGATCTAACGGGAACGCTCTATGTCTGTGTTGATCGATACTAGTGAGCCGTTGCTGGCAGCAACCTACAGCAACCAAAACGTTGTCTACTCTGACTTGAACCCACGCATCGGAATCAACCGTCACTCCGAGTTGATCTACGATGAGGTGGCGGTTATTGAGTCGTTGCGTAACTTGCTGCAGTGTCCGGTGGGTGACCGAGGACGTATCTTCTCGCCTGAGTACGGAGCCGCTCACTTTGCTACTCTTCAAGAACCATTGTTGCCCATATCATCAGCTACTCTACGAGCTCAGATCATTCAGTGTATTGAGCGCTGGGAACCACGTGTACAGTTGATCTACGAACAGACCGCAGCGTTGATCAACGACGACCTGCCCGGTTATTCAGTGGTGATCTCCTTCGTGCTGCGAGTCACACAGAGATCTACCAAGACCATCATCGATATACCTGTCATTGGATCGTAAATATGAGCATCGAATTCCAGCGTAGCTATGGTGATACGTATCAGGTACCGGGTGAGGGTTTGTACGTTGCACGGTTCCTGGACGACACTTCCATAATCAACCTGAGCAACTTCATTCACAAGATGGGTATCACTCGGTTGAGTCCTGAAGACGCCAACAATCTGCATTGTACGATTGTCTACTCCAGGGCAGCGAGACCGGATGATCTGATCGGCCCTATCCAATCGCCGGTGAAGGCTCATCTCATTGGTTTTGAACATTGGCCGGGTCACGATGGTAGCGGTTACCTTGTTGCGAAGCTTGAATCGAGTGGTCTCCAAGCCATCCACAGGTACTGGATAAGCATGGGTTGTGAACACAGCTTTCCTGAGTACAGTCCACACATCACGTTGAAACACCCGTGCTCGGAGTTCAACTACGATGCTGATGCTTCGATACGAGCAGCCAATGAATTGATGCGTAAACCTTTGATGATACGGTTGTTGAGTGACCAGCTCTTTGAGATGAAAGACTAATGTCAACACTAAAGCTATCCAGTCTGAATGGCGACTTCGAGGCCATTCGGCAACAACTCCAAACCTATCTAGCGAGCAAGGAATCGTGGGCAGGTACTTTGCCCACTCAAACCGGTCAGACGATCATTGATTTCGTAGCGGCTATTGCAGCCTACAACAGTTTCCAGAACGTACGCTCCTACGAAGACGCCTTCCCTAACACGTCAGTGTCAGATGAGGCGACCTACGCTATTGCTTCGATGCAAGGTTTGCGCATCCGTAGAAAGCAACCGGCGGCGATGGCAGCGGAGATCACGGTTGCGGCGCCTGTCACCGTCCCTGCCTACTCACAGTTCACTGGTGGTGGAACCTTCTTCTATAACCGGACCGCGTTGGCACTGACCCCTGGACCTGCGCAAGAGGTTACTCTGCATCAAGGGCGAGTGATCGACTTCGAGATCAATGGGTTAGGTACTGACTTCCAACTGTTCATGTCGCAAGAAAGACAGTTCCAGGTATCGAACAACGACGTGAGCGTGTTTATCAACGACATTCCGATTGCTCGAACCGAGGATGGGTTGTGGAAGTTGAAGGGTGTTCCTGGCTTTCGTGACCGCACGTTGCCTGATGGGAGGTTGGTGATTGAATTCGGGAACGGCATATACGGTTCACGTCCTTCGCAAACCGACACCGTTCGAATCCTGTACACCCTGACGTCTGGAGCCAGCGCCAACAACCTGAACTTGACCAGTAAGAAGTTCGTGTTGGATGGGAGCCCTGGAGTCGTAGCGATTGCCATCGAGAATCCAACCAACGGAGTGGATGAACAGGGCGCTACCATCTACAAGAACGTAGCGGCTGCGACCTTTGGGAATTTCGGGTCAGCGGTGACCAAGGAACAATATCAAGCAACGGCTGCCTCGTATCCTGGAGTCATCGATGCGGTGGTCTTGGCTCAACGCGACATCAATCCACAAGCGCTCCAGTGGATGAACGTCATGCGCGTGACGTTGTTGACGACTACGCTGTGGAGTCCTGGTCAAAGCCAAGCGTACATCAACTGGCTGCAATCCAAGACGATGTACTCGGGCAAGTTCGTGATGGATCAGCCGTTAGGGATCTCAACCAACGTGTCGGCCATGATTTATTGCTTCAACTGGGCGAATGCTACTCAAGCGCAAGCCGATGCCATTGCTGCGGTTCAAGCACTCTTCGCTCCTGAAGCCAGTTATCTAGGTCGAGACATTGAACTGGCTGATATCTACAACGCTATCTTGGACAGCAACAAGGGTATCGACTACGTTGACATCTTCTCGCCAACGAGTAACCTGAAGGTGTCGAACGTTGCCATCGATGCACCGGCGGCTACTCAGATCACCGCAGCTAGTGCTCTGTTGGCAACGACCTATCGGTATGCCATTGGAGTGGTGACCTCGTACGGTGAAATCGCTCCTAAGAATTGGACAGAGATTACTCTGCCGTTCGCTGACATCTACCGGGTGAAACTTGATTGGGCGGCTTATCCGAACGCTCTGCATTACAACGTGTACGGATATCGACCTCAGGTGGTTGCGAATCAGCAGTATCGGAGACTAGGTCAATCGCTGACCAACACCTACACCGATGCAGGTAACGTACCGGGAGTCTATACTCCTGTTCCAGCGTTCAGCACTACTCCGATTCGTTACAACGTGTTGGGTGGAATAGCGATCAGCGTCAAGTACACGAATCGGACCACGAAGGGTTGACCATGGCCAGTCGAGACCTGTTGCCTGCCTACATGCACGAACCCATATGGTTGGATCTGGCTGATGTCATCGACGAGTTGTTTGACGATGAACTGTCAGGGGCTCAAAAGTGCATGCAGTTCATTCGCTATCTGTACATCCCCACTGATGCTGTTGAACAGCGAGTCGAAGATCGATTGATGATTGATAGCACCATGTTCGACATGCCCGAGCGAACAGTAGCTATCAATCAAAGCAATCTGTTGGGGTTGACCATCAGCAAGCCAGCAGGGTTGAGCCAGTTCGACTTCGTGAACATCAACCGGAACGTTGGTTTGTTTTGGTACTCCAAGGGGACGTTCGACTTCGTTGACTTCTTGGGTTACTGTCTGAACGCCGAGTTATCGTTGGTGAGCATGTGGACCAACGACTACGTTACCTTCTACCCCGAGGGTGACCCGTTCCTCACGACGGGTACTCCCATCTGGGAAGGTGGCATCTGGTATCCAACAACGCACGTATCGATCACCTGGGACTCGGGCAAGTTCAATGTTCCTCTGAACAACGTGGTGTCACTGTTCAATGACGTCTCGAATTACAATCTAGTGTTGAACGATATCACAACGCTTATCTACATGTGGATGGCTCCACGTGGAGCAGCGTTCACACAGTTTCCAAACAAGGTCGATTCAAGCGTAATTTGCATGGGTACAGAAATGAAAACCGTTATCAATATTCAGAACTACTAAGAAGGTGAGCAATGGCTTCTCCTCAATTCGTAATGACTACCGCAGGATTGGCGGCAGCAACCGCAGCAACACCTTCTGGTCCCTACGTTCATATCGTTGAGTTCCGTTTGGGTTCTGGGGTGGGGTATACGCCTATCCAAGCTGATAGTGGTTTACGTGGAACTCTGCTGTACTCGGGAGTTCCACGCAGCTACACTATGGTCGCAGGTGATACGGGTAATTTCATCTGTGAAGTACCCTCTACGGCTGGTCCCTTCATGTATGGTGAGATAGGGTTGTACCTGCCGGGTGGAGTGTTGTTCGCGTTGGCGTCATTCCCTCAGCTCCAGCAGAAGTTCAATCTCGCGGCCGATGGTTTCCCGCACGTACTACGGTTCAACTGTCTGATCAAGTTGGCTCAAGGCGTGGGAGTGTTCCAAGCCACGACCAGCAATCAGGTTGACATCCTTGAAGTGCCTGATACCGGCTACATTTCAGCGCCGGACACCATGGCTCAACAACCAAACATCGTGATCGTCCACGAGAACGCGGGGTTGACGGGTCATTTCATGCTGTTCAAGGAGAGCTCAAATAAGTGGACTCCGCTGCAGTTCAGCTACACTCAAAGCGCTTCAATAGCCGGTCTGCAGACCGTATCTGAGGTCACTTCGTCTTCGTTCGGTAGTCTAGACGGTACGACCGCTAACCGGTACGCTATCCAAACCCCTGACGGACAGTTTCGTATCATCGCTTCAATCACAGGGAACACCGCCACGCTAACGAAAACGTTGGCGGCTCCCTTGAACGTAGGCACGGACTACGTATGGGTATATGAAGCGGACACCTATTACTCGGCAGCGGTCGTGCCGAATACTGAGTTCAATGAGCTGCGTAATCTGTTGAATCCTATCATAGGTTCACCAACGGGGTCCACCGCTGCTACCGCCAAGGGTTGGAACCAACAGACCATTTCAGCGCCCGCTGGAAGCGTTCCAACTACCCAAGAGTGGGGAGCGTTCGCTCAACGGACCAAGAACGCGGCTCAGCTTCTTAATCTACCTACCAACACTGATTTCTTGGGGTTCTCGTCGTTCTGGAACACCGGTGTCTTCACGCGACGAATGAGACAATTCGCTGCCTTGAACGACCTCATCGTTCGTATTTCGCAATACGGTGCTCGAGTCCCGTGGCATACTCTTGACGTGTTCAACTCAGTCAATAGAACACTCAACAACTATTGGACTCAGCTGCATCACGACATCGACGTCAACTTTAGTACCGTCACCGACGCTCAGATGTTCTTCAACTCGGGTGGATATATCGGGTTTGCGTTAAAGTCTACTGCCAAGAACTATACGCAGTCGATTCAACGGTTCCTGTTCTCGCAGCTCGGGGTGATCCGATTCACTGGTTTCCAATCGGATTCGATAGGTCCGCTGTCAATCACGTATCGCGATGGTGATGGAGTGAACACTGACTTTGGGAACTGTGGATTCTATGGGTTGTCGGGATCAAGACGGCGAGTGTTTCATCATCGAGCTGCGTTGGGAACACCAACTCACAAGCAACCAGACTCTGAGTCGATCATGATTGAAATGTACGCGACGTCATTGAGTGCGACTCACTTCAAGCTTGAGATGTGGATCACTGATTCATCAGGGACTCCGTACTTCGATTTCCCATTGTCGGATCCTGCCTATGGCTCGTACGGTTCAGGTAGTCTGTTGGCGGGGACTACTGCCATTTCACAAGTGGTCTACGGCAAAGCACCGACCAGTCTGTTGACCAACGGTATCCCAACGCCTTCTATCGCCACCAGTCCATCAACGCAATGGTGATGATTCAAAATATCAGGAGGAAACATCAGTGACTCGGCCAATCAAGCAGACTACTGTCAGAAAGAACATCAGGGATCGTTCTTGGGTGAACACCGCTCAACGTCAACAGGCTCACGACGCTGTGCTGGATAAAGCCGCTGAACAATTACTTGGTTACGTGACAGCTCTGCGCGAAATACCGAAGGTTGTTTGGCCGAAGTCTATAGCCTGGAAGACGAAAAGGTTGGAGATAGTTCTTCGCCAGTCCCTAGGCGCCAACACATTGGAAGTTTCGTATCGAGGCTTGCGAGGCTGGAAAAGCTATCGATTCACCAATCTTAGGAAAGGAGCCGAGTTCCTCAACGAACTCCTACCACAGTATGAAGACATTGAAAGCGAACGATCTGGTGCTGGCCCTGTACGGCCTGATGCTGCATTCTCTGGACTATGAAAAGGATCGTGAACTACGCAAGATTATCCTTACCCCAGGAGTTGCTGAGTGGTATTCGGTGACTCCTGGTTTGAAGGAAGCCGTTCAACGTTATGTGCAAGGTATTGAACTAGAGCTGACTGACCTAGGGAAAGGGTTGCGAGTGTTGGTTGACAAGCTCGTGCGCAGTCCAGATATCGCCTCAGTACACACCGAGATGGTGAAAGCCTTTGGCCTGTACTTTCGCACCGCTTCCGAAGGTGCTTTCCAAAGGCTAGAAAGGCTGTCAATTGCTCTCAAGCAACCCTGGATCTCCGCCTTCTTCACTAAGGAAATTGGTTCGCAGGGTCCGGTGGTCAAGGCGCTGGAAACCCTGGTGAAACGGGTCACGGGTAAGAAAGGCGAATCATTGACTCCTCAAGAGTCGAACACTCTGAAGGAAAATAACCCGGCGCTGTGGAAGGAATACAATCGCCTGCGACGCGAGTACAACCAGATCTGGAAAGACGCTATCAGTTCATTCGTACGGAGCTCTGGGAAACATCTGGTTCCGTTGAAAGACGTTGAACGATTCTTGGCTACCAAGGGTATCAACGCCACCTATCCCAAGGGATTCACGGGCCTCATCGATGCTGAAGGAAAGTGGTATACGAGCGACGGAAAGCTGATCAACGGTATACCGGCAGGGGTCATCTTTGGCGAAGTGCGCATGAACCCTCGCTATCAGGATGGTTCCAAGGAAGGAGTGTTCCAGGCTATACGCAAGGATGGGACTCCGGGCGGTTACTTCTACACCGTTGAGCAGCTCCGCCAGTCCACTCAGAAGAAGTTCGAAAACGTTCGTGACCTGTCGAACAAGATCGAATCGATACGCAAGCGTTGGATCGCTTTGATTAGGAACTTCGATGAGGAACAACCGAACACCGTTTGCGGGGTAATCCTGGAACTCGCTTTCCAATTTTCCGCGCGCATTGGTTCGGTAGGAAACAAGTTCGAAGGGAAAGCTACCTTTGGGTTGTCGACAGTTCAACTCAAACACTACTATCCTCAGTCGGATGGTGGTTTCGTGTTGCGCTACCCAGGCAAGATCGGGGTCAAGACCATACACAAGTTGCGCCCCACGGATGTCCTCAATCGTACGCTGGCGCGTATCGTGGCTGAGCTGTCCAAGGACAAGAAGCCCTCCGATCCGCTGTTCACATACAAGATGGCCAACGGAACGAGGAAGCGCGTACAAGCGAGTCGAGTCAATCAAGTGTTCAAAGCATTGGGCGCAGGTAACGTGACCATCCATAAGATTCGCACCTACGCGGCCACCAAGCTGTTCCGCGAATTGATGAATGAGTTGTTCCAGAAGAAGCCCTCGTTCAGCGATCCCAAGGCTGCCATGGCCGCGTTTCTGAAGATGGCTGAGATGGCTGGTCGTATGTTGAACCACGTTCGCAAGACCTCGGAAGGTGGAACCGCCTTTACCGCAGCGACAGCTCTAGGCTCGTACATCGACGTTGAAGCGCAGGTCCAATTCTTTCAACACTATCAATTGGCTCTGCCCAAGTACCTTGAGAAGCTGGTCAACAAGCCTGAGGAAGCTGCCTACGTACCGACCTCCGATGAAGCTGATCGTGACGAGGATATCGATGTCGAGGATATCGGCTACGACGGTGACGATGCAGGCCCTGAGGCGGTTGAGGTCGAAGACATCCTCAACGAGTACGTTGGTGTTGACCCTCTTGATCCCGAGTGGAATCCTTCCATGATGCGCCCTGATAACCTGTTGGTAGGTTGACAACAGAACCACGCATCTACACAAAACTGTTAATTCAATACCTTATACTCCAACACTGAGCTTTCACATGGCATCGACCATTCAACCTGAAACTATCCAGACCGCCAGCAAGTTCCTAGGTCGTGTCGCATCAGGCAAGACCTACTTTCTTGTCCCTTCGAAGAAGAACGTTCGCTTGGTTGCCGGCAGTGAGGGCAACGTGGCCATGTTCAATTTACCCTGTACTCCGTTCTTGGAGTCAGCGGTTGAGATTGAACGGGACGCGTTGCTCAACGCCATCAAGAACCGCAAGGAACTGACCTTCAGCGTCGAGGGTGGAACGTTGGTCATCAAGGCACCTGGATACACCATTGACTTGGCGGTGGTCGATGCCCCTTCCTTCCCTTCGATGGGTAAGAGCGATAACGATGATGAGGCTACCTCTATCAACCTTTCCCAGGAATTGTGGGAGTGGATCGCGGGTGCTATCGGTGCGTTGAAGGTCAGCCAGACAGCTTCCAACGTCGAGGTCTGTTTCTATGTCCGTATCAATGAGAAGGGTGCTTTTGCCGTTGCCTACGACATGAATCACATGGCCTTCAAGTTCGATAAGAAGGTAACCTCCGATGAGACGTTGGACTTCATGTTGCCGTTCGAGGTCGCTAGTGTATTGGTCAAAGACATGCCAGTGGTTGGCACCGACATCAAGATCGCCAAGGGATGGGTCAAATTCAAGACTGCTCAGTTAGGTGTTCAACTGGCGCTCATGGCGGAGTCGATGAACGGCCTACAGACCTCGGAGGTATTGAAACGCTGTCTTGACATACCCAAGCAGAGAGGCGTGTCAGTTCAGATCAATGCTGAGTCCTTGAAAGCCTTTGTTGGCAATGGTTCAGCACTCGCTGAGTCCAAGACTTCGTTAGTTGAGTTCAAGATAACCAAGAAGGAAGCGAAGGCTGAGCTCCGATCGGCGAGCGGTAAGGTGTCGGCTACCATGAAGGCGGTGGCCAACGAGGAACTGCACTTCGCTATGTCCTTCCAGTTCCTGTCGCAGTTCCTCGAGAAGGCCAAGGAGTCTGAGTCCATTGACCTTACGGTGGTTCCCGAGGCGTTCGCTACCATCAAGCACGCAGGGGTGTTCTACGTGGCTGGATTGGCGCAACCCGAAAGCCACACGACGTCAACCAAGAAGGGCAAGAAAGCGACCAAGAGTGAAGACGAGGACGAAGAGGAGTAAGGTATGGAGTATCGGCCGACCTTCAATATCAAACCGTTCACTTTCTTCACGGTGTTTCCTGCCTCGTTGGAGGACCCATACTACATTATCACTCAACATTCAGTAGACGCGGCTACCCGGTTGTACGTTGAAGATTACCCGCCGTCAATGAAGACGCATACCTTCTTCTCGATAGGTCAAGTGGGGTTGAACGGATACGTGAGCAAGGACGCTCAACAGATAGGCTTTCTTCTGCACAGCAAGTATCCGTCACGTAACCTAGCCGCCTCTGTCATTGCCTACACTGAGGCACAGAAGGGACAACTCGGCGAACTACAGACCAATTCCAGGCTGGTACTGCGCACTTCCCTATTCTATCTCTACAACATCATCAACGTGGCTACGTTGGCGTGCAACTCAAAGACCGCCTCACGTATCCACGACACGCTTACTTCGGTGTGAACATGAGCTCTTTTACTGACGAACTCAAGGCCGACCCGGCCAACAAGAAATATCGGAACACCATCGCTATTGTTTCCGAGAAGACCAACCTAGAGAACATCAAGAACGAGGTCATAGGTCTACATACAGCACGACCCTCACGTGAACTGTACAAACACAAGATGGACGCCAACAAGTTGGACAACGCCATACTTCGTGACCTGTCAGCTAGAGCTAGGATGGTGGAGCTACGGACAAATCTGTATGTCCACTTGGAAATCATCGATACAGCTCTAGATGCCTTTCGAGATCATCTACTAGCCAAGTACGGAGATGAGATAAAGTCTCGAGCTAACAACGCCGAAGAGCGCAACGCGTTCGTTCGGCGTTTGTCGTCTAAGGGGCATGATTTGCGCAGCCAGTACAAGGTGTTGATTCAGATAATTGACAAGTTCATCGAGGACATCGACAAGGCCGGGTACGGGTTGACGAACGCCAAGGACCTGCTGCGTATCATGCTCGAACGTCCTGGAACGACGTTGTGAAGCCCCTCAAGATATACAAGCGTGAAGCGTTCCTCATCAAGCTGGACGACCTGGATACTGACCAGGTGAAGATGGCTGAGGAAATGTACACGTTTCGTTTCTACGATGAGAAAGCGTGTTCCCGTTGCGAGCTGTTGCCTGAACGACACTCCGAGACCTGTGACGCGTGTGCTGCGTTCAAAGCTCCGGCGAT